CGCTATGCGTTGCAGCTCTTATGTTATATTTAACCGCCACCGATATCTGTATCCGCTACTATTGATAAAATTGTTTGAGGAAGGCCAGGAGTAGCCCGAACTATTATGCTTGAATCTCGCTTCCAATCATCCCGCACAGGAATACGGACTATGGTTGATATTGTCTCTGCAGGATCGCCCCACAACTCATTTGATCTGGTTGGGTATTCCTCAAGTGTATCCTCCGAGGTACCAGCGAAGATACCACGAGTATCAAGGACGCGCATAACGATTGCCTTGACAATCTTGCGTTTTGATATTGTTTGCGATGCAGCATTGATGGGCATACTCTCAATTAATGGCTGGTATGACAGGCCAACGTGGACCTTTACAAAGCTATCATTCAAAGTCACGACGCCATTAGTGACGGTCAAGCCTTCTGTCAGGTTGCCATCAGCCAAGGCAATCACTGTCTTGCCCTCTAGATGTTCAAACCCAGACACGGTTGTATATTTTTTCTGCACGACGCCAGCTGAATCATATGCTGTGTAAGCAGATCCATCGACACCAGCCAGCTCGAATGTGTTGGATGTGACGTTAGCCACGGTATATTCTTTGTTGTTCAGCTGCGTCATGCCAACCACATCAGCAATCCCAACCTTATCGCCATTGGCGTAAGGATGCCCCGTGACGGTCACGACCACAGGATTAGCAGCAGTTGCTCCAGTTATCGTTTGTAAGTCCGTACCATCAAACGTCAGGCCGCTATCAACGAAGAAAGCATCCTCAATGTCTGTGAACTGGCGGGAGTGTAATTTTTCTACGCTTCTGACTGTGTTGCCATCGATCGTGCGCTTAACTGTGAAGTATGCTGTATCCTCTTGGCCTTCAGGCACGCTACATACGCTCTCAAACTCTCCATCGGTTGACCATAAAGAGAATGCGTAGATCTGATGTTCGTTCAGATATGTCATGCAGATGATCTTGCCATCGCTACGCACACAAAGGATCAAGCGATAAGGACGCTCGATATATGCCCACTCTTTGATCGTGAAGCCTTCGAATAAATGTCTGGATAAAACAGTCAGATCAGATCCGACATAGTTGCCGGCCACACCACTGTTGATGTCCTCACCAATAGAATTGATCTCGAAGCCAACATCAGCTTGGCCTGATACCATAAGCATTGATGTTTTGATTGTCATAGGCGGGACGTTGGTTGAGCCTAAGTATTCTTGAACCTTCAGCTGTTTGGATGACGGCGTGATGCCATCGCTATTACCGCCCGGTCCTAATGACCACACAGCGCCAGATGTAAACACAAACAACAGCTCGCGGAACGATCTGAAGTGACGGATCTCATTACCCTTACCAGTTACCATGCGGAGCGTGATCGCGTCCGTGGCTTTGGTTGGGCTGGATACATTCATGTTCTCAAACTGTGATGTCTGAGATAAAAATGTGTTGAGCGGCTTGTTGTCAGTATTGCCCCATACAGAGCGTTGTTCATGCAGGCCGACGGCTCCGGGGAAGTTCCCAGCGCCATCAAAAGGCTGGCGAAGCTTGGGGGCTGTGTCTTCAAAATCAGGGGCTAAGTTCTTATCATCAAACGTGGTTGTTTCTGTAGAGCCAATGAATCCAAACAAACCATTCTCTGATTTATATATATTGTAGCTCTCGGCGTCGGTTGCGGCGCTGAATGTAATACGGTTGAAATTTGTGTTGGATAGAGTGGCGTTGCCAGAAGATGTTGACCCTGTAGCCACGACGCTTTCCTCCGCAGTTTCTTCACCAATAGCTGTGACAGAATACTCATATGTTGTGGATCCGCTAGTGCCTTGAGGCGTCACAGATACACTGGTTGGTGCGGCCTGATCAGGCTCAAAGTCAAGGACAACGATAGCCCAATCATCATGATCGGTACGTGATATCTTTCTTGGCGCGTGATTGCGGTGTGAAAAATACATGATATCGTTTGATTGACGGAATTTTAGCGCTGGGAGTTCAGCCTCAAGATAAGGCGTTACTAATGTGAATACGCGCTCTGATAGTCCACCAGATGTGTATGCACCGAAGCTCGTGCCATCAATACCAACCAATTCAAATGTGGTACCAGTTACATTGGCGATGACGAAAAATTTGTTGTTAAGTTCTTCCATGCCCACGACGCCAGAGATAAACACCTCTTCGCCATTGCTGTAGCTATGGGCTGCAGTTGTTACCACGACAGGATTTGCTTGGGTTGCAGCGCTCATCGCAAAGCCTGTCTCAACCACCACACCACCATCACGATAAACACGCATGTATTGATCACCAAATTCCAAGGCATATGACTGAGCCTCGTTAAATTCAAACGTGATCATGCGTGCGACTTTTGTGCTGTCTTTGGTTGCTCTGATATAATCAATGCCCGGACGGTTTGATATACCGCCCTCAGCATGAACAAAATAATCTCTTAATCGCTTTGCTGCACTGCCAAACTTTTGAAGGTCAATGCGTGCATATACAGATGGGGCTAACTCTCCACCGCCGAATGATATTGTGGGTATAGGTCTTGGCATTAATCTAAATCCTCCCCGCCTAGTCTCGCACGTTCCCAAGGGCTATCAAGCTCTTTATCGCTCACACCCTCATCACTATCTGTTGACTGTGCCGAGTTCATGTAGTTGCGGTAAATAGTTAAAGTAGATTCTTGTTTATCAAGAGCGCCAGTTAGCGCTGGGGCTAATTCGCTGGCTAGGTACCAAGCTAAGCCAGCGACGAAGCTTGGTGAGAATAGTGATACATTCTGCACATCGTATGTGTAGACGCCTGTAGCCTCATCCTTATCCGTTATAATGGACAGTCCGCTCTCGCTTCCGTCGTCCTCAACAGCATATGGGATGGGCAGGCTTAATCTGCTTAGGCGCTCGATCTCGCGGAACTTCAAGCAGTCAGATGGGTAATCATAACGAAACGCATAATTAGTAGGTGGCGAGCCTATGTCAGCAAGGACAACACGCTTGCAAGCAAAGTTCCAATTGTGATCGGCAAGCACGAAGCGGCGAGCAACATCATAGTGAATACGACATTGGATGGCCACATTGCCTAGATCAGTATCCAAGTTTGAGATCTGTGTCTCAGTCTGGTTGATATGGGCAAGGGCTAGATTGCATATTAGCGCTTTACTTACTGATGTCATATTAGTTTATCCTTATAAGAGTTGACGGGGCGCATTGTCGTCTTGGTTATCCGTTACGGCCACCCCGTCCTTTTAGTCTTATTCAGCTTTAGCAGCGATGGCAACTTTAACATCAGCCGATGTTATCTTACCTTCTGAGCCTGTGCCTTTAATGTCTTTAGAAGTCAAACCAGCTTCTTCAGCTGCAGCAATAGCTTGAACAGATGCGAAGCTTTCCTCATCAGTCACTTCTGTTTTAACAACAACAACGTCGTCAACAACATCAGCTTTAACTTCAGCTTTAACTTTTTCAACAGCTTCCATCCAAAGACCTGGCTTCGTGCCGGCAAACTCAAACTTGTCGCCTGGGTTGCGCCATTTGCCTTGTGGGTATTCACCGATTACTTTAGCAATAACTAACATAACATTTTACCTTATTTTAATGATTAATAATTGAGAGCGGCAGTTGATGACACAATTAGCACACCAAGAATGCACCATTTTGTTACCAGCTGATCGGCCTCTCTAACTTGTTTTTTTTGAAACAACATGATTGCTCCTTATTCAATTGACCATATGCGGTTAAGAGATGTAGAGCGCCCATCACGAGCGCCCTACATTAAACTAGATTAACGACTGCCCCAAGCACTCTCAAGCTGAACAATGCCGGCTGTAATCTTACCAGTGGTAGGATTGGTGCCGTTCACATCGTAGTTCACGCGTGTGAACTGCTGATCTGTGTTGAATGGGATAACCCGCACTGCAGTTTTCTTACCAGCCACTAGATCGGCCAATAGGATAGTTTCAGAGTAGATTGTCGTTGGTGAAGCAAAGTTCTCCACCGTATCGGTTTGGAACTCGATTGTCAGACTTGTCAAGGTATTAAAGTCTTCTGTGACTTGAATGCCGAGGCAAATCATCGAGGTACCTTTGTCATCCACGATAGGTGTAGTAGCGTGGATCCATGTGCCAGGAAGGCCATGGTCGATAATATTCGTAGAGGCAGCGTCGCCAGTGATGGCCTGCTCGTTTGAATATATTTCTTCTGCAGATAAAATAGCCATATGTCTATTTCCCTTCTTCTTCTGTTTTAATTAAACTTAGACTACGCGAGCCTCAGAATTAACCAGTTGATCAACCTGACGAAGTGGCAAGCCACGATACGTCAGAACTTCCTTACCTTCGATCTCACGAGGTGTGAGACGAACGAAGTTGTCAGTTGAACCACTGTTCACGCTAGACGCGTCCAGAGCTTCAAGAACATCTTTGTTCATGTAGATAGTTGTTCTACCCATACCAAAGTTACCGTCCATACCAGAGCCAACACCGTTAGCGCCGTTATCAAGCGAGCGCATACCGTGACACTGGTAATAAGCTTTACGCATGAAGTGGAAGATACCATTGCCAGAACCATCGATATCGTTAGGATTAGCTTCTAACAATGATGTGTCGATGTTTGCAATACGGACTACTTTTCTCCAGTCACGAACCGCAACACCTAAATGCCAGCGGAATGTTTTCTCAAGAGCGTAGTAAGCATTACCAGCATCGTCAAGCACACGCTGTTTACCGTGATCTTCACGAGAAATACCAGCGCTTGAACCTTTAGGGTAAAGCAGTTGAACAGAGTCTGTGCCCCAAGTAATGAACCATACAGATGTATTGTCCGTACCTGTGCCGCCAGCATCAATGATCTGTGAACCAGTTTCCGCACCCAATGAAGAGAAACGAGGTGCAAAACCTGTGATCTTCTCTGGGCTCGTATCTGCATTTTCATAGAAAATTGCGCGACAAGCTTCTTGAGACATTGCTTCCAAGAAAGCCTGAGCTTCTTGCAAACGGAATGCTTCAAGGTTTGGCTCGACTTCAGCAAGGCGAGCATCGACAGTAGAACGACCCTCAACAAAACCAGTCGTATCAATTACTTGAGTACGTTGAGCTTTGCCGTTTGGAATACCCTGATAGAGCTTGCCCCACGTTACAGCTGGCAAACCAGACATAACAGTGTGTTTATGGGACTTGCCTTCATTACACTCGCGTGCAATAGCGTCTTCCATGATCGTGTTGGTTTGGCGCAGCATGTTAATTATGTCTGCAACGTCACCATTCTTAGTCGAGCCTTTATAAATATCAGCCAAGCCAAGAAACGTATTACCAATTGTAGCCATTTGACTATCTCCTTAATTGGTTATTTATTTACCGTCAGTACCATACCAACGATTTTCGATAGGTGTCTGAGTGTCACCACCGCCTTTATTACCAGCGGAGTTATCTTCAGACAGAGTCTTTCCGACACGTACCATCATGCGTAAATACTCAGGATGATCTGCCCAACCGTATTGCTCACCAAATTCTTTAAGTTCAGTAGAGCCATATTTAGCTAGAGCCTTTTGAGCGTGGGCCATGTTCTCATCAAACGCAGCGCCACCAATCTCTTTGTCAGCCTTTGCTTCGGTTTTCCAAGCATTCCGAGTATCGTCCC